TATTGCCTACGTTTATTCTATATTATTGCATGCGTTTATTCTATATTATTGCCTACGTTTATTCTATATTATTGCCTACGTTTATTCTATGCTTTATTTATTTTACTAAAACTTTGTTAATTATTGTTTGTAAGGTTTGTTTATTTACTATGTTTGTCAAAAATATAAACTTATGGAAGCGGCAATTTTTGAGAATAGTAAAATTTGTACTGGTTGTAAAAAAGAAATGTTAGCAACTAAAGAGTTTTTTCATTCCCATAAACTAGGGAAACTTGGATTAAGTTCTTTATGTAAAAAATGCAAATTAGAATATAGAAAAAAACATTATAAAAATAACACTGAAAAAGAAAAAGAATATAGCAAAAAATGGAAAAAAGACAACCCTAAAAGGTATCAAGAAATTAGAGAAAGTTACAAAGAAGTTAGAAATAAAAAGTATGATTCTGAGAAAGAAAAACAAAGGCTAAAAAATCATAGAAAAAATCTATCTGATGGCTATGTCTGTCAATGCATGAACGTAAAATTAAAAGAAGTACCAAAAAAAATAATAGAAACTAAAAGATTGATAATAAACCTTAAAAGAGAATTAAAAAATAATAACGTTAAAATTAAATAATTATGGAAAGTAAAAGAGATTTAAATTTTGAAGTCAACAATTCAGACGATTTAAACAAGATGCTAACAGGCGTTTTAATGGATGTTAGAAGGGGAGTTTTAAATCACGAAATGGCAAAAAGTATAACTTTAGTCGCTGATAAAATTAATAGAAACAACGTAAATAAGTTAGAATATAAAAAAGTATGTAAGCATAAAAACAAGATTGATTTCTTTGAAAAGGAGTAGTAATATTAACCACAAAAAAAAACCCAGTAATTACTTACCGGGTTTTTTCATTTTATCGTGCATTTCTTTTGCATTATCATACCAATAACCTATTCCATGGTAATCTAAGGAATCCAAATACATTGCATCAATAATAGAAGGCGACCAGTTATGCTCATTAACTACGGATTTAATCGCAATATCAATGTTTGCACTATCTAGCCACCCATCTAAAAAACCGAGCAAAGTTGATTTAAAGTATCGAAATCATCCTTTTCGAGTTCCTTAATATCCACCTCTTGAAGCATGGTGATATAAGCAATTATTCGTAAAGTATAAGTTCCTAACTTTTTTTGTACTTCCAAACCGTCCATTAAAACGTGCTTATCCGCAGCTTTTATTCTGCCTCTGATATTCACTTTTTTAATAGCTAGGGAGGAATCTTCTTTATCCGCAAATAAAGGATATCTTAATGTGTATTCAACTTTTCCTTTTGAATCGATAATTAGTAAGCCATCTTCAACGGCTTCAATCATATCCTCGTATTCATCGTAAATTTTAGAATCTGGCATCTGCTTTCTTCTAAATTCCTTTTTTAGATGTTTTTCTAAATAACTTTTTACATCTTTAAACGCTACCTCTTTACTAACTTTGCTCATCGTTTTGATTTTATGGCGGTTATTACACCGCCGTTGATTAATTTACTTTTTCTATGCTGCTTTTTTAAAGCTGCTCTAATTTACCACCTCCAGCGATTTTAGCACCTAATTGAGCGCTATTGGTATCGATTTGAATATCTCCTACAAATTTGCCTCTACCCCTCCAAGTGATGCCAGAAATATGAGTAAAAGTCCAGGTTCCAAGTTCGCCGCTTTCCGCTAATTTTGGAAGATTTAAAAGCTCATTGTTGCTTGTAAAATCAGCTTGTAAAGGGCCTTCAAAAGACCATCTAACTCGATTCACTTGATCAATAAATTCACCTCCACCAGTAATCATGTTTGCGTCATCGTTGGACCTAAAACCACCTGGATCTAAAGTATAAGATTCATTTGATTTAGTAGCAAATTTGAAGCTTCCTAAAGTTGGATGGTTGCAGGTAATTTCTATAATGTCCCCTCCTGTGTATTTTGCCATTTTGTTTGTGTTTTTGTATTAATTAAAATCCAGCTTCTACTGTGGTTGATTCTATTCTAGCAATCCCAGTTCTTTTGTATCTGAAAAAAGTTTCAAAACGATCTGGATTTGTTTCTCCCCTTTGAACTGAACAACTTTCTTTTGAAAATTCTGGTTCAGTAATTAACGCTCTATTTGCTAAATCTTCAAAGTAATCAGACAAAATACTTTGCCATTGCCTTGGTTTGATAGTTCTCTGAGCATCTGAAACTTGATTATCTGCTATAATAACGTGATCTTTTACGCTTAGAGTTTCTAAAATGCCATAACCTTCCCTAACATTAAAATCTATGTTTAGGTTTCTAGGATAAGCATATTGCAAAGGAACCTCTCCTTCTGGATGATAGGTTGTAACTAAATCCTGAACCTTATAAGCTCCATTTTCTAAAATAACAGTCGAACATCCTTTTTTGACTAATAAATCTCTATTATTATAGTCGGACATATCGCCAATATCTCCCGAATTAGGAGTTGGCATATCTGGATAACTTTGATTATTTACAGTTAACTGAGGAGTGTCCTGTGCTATTCTTGCGAATATTGCAACCATATTTGAAGCAGCTTCCCATGTGCATCCTGTTGATTTTGGAGCTGGGCAAAGTACGTTGGTAACTTGCGAAATGCGATCAGCATTGTTTGTAATTGCAACTAAATCATCCTTATCATCTAAAGTGCTACCGAAAAAAGCTAAAGAAGGTTTAAAGTCAATTGCATTGTACCTTCCTGTTGGTGTTGTTCCATAGGGTATGCCATTAAATTGTTCAAAAGCTTCCAGCTTATCAATATAAGGATTGATTATAGAAGTGTACCAAGTTGATCCAAATTGAGATAAACTAGCTGCTAAATCTACCGTTCCAGCGCCCTCCGTTCTATCTGTTTGAGCATAAGTAACTCCAGCGGCTTCGCCTTCATTGCTTATTACTACATTACCTTCCTTGCTTGTCGCTCCCTTCCATTTAGTTGTAAAGGTAACAACGCCAGCAGCGGAGGTGGCTGTGAAGCTAGATCCTAAAACAGAATTAACCGCTAAAACAATTTTTGCCGCCGTTTGCGTCGGTGTATCATCCTTAACAACTGAATAATCATAAGTTTGAAAATCTAAATTATCCCTTCCGTTGACCTTTAAGGTGTGGGTTGCGTTTTTTGTAGCATTGCCTGAGACCGTCCACTCTACAACGGTTGCGGTTGCATCACCAGCGCTTTCTTGCGGAAATACTACCGTAGGTATTCCTCCGACTCCTAGCGAATTTATAGGGCGTAAAATTCTTAAAATTTGATGAATTGGACTACCAAACCCATAAAGTTCTCCAGCTTCTTGAGCGGAGGTTACTTCCTTTTTTGTGGTGTCTAAAGTTCCCTGATTCGCTGTATTCGCTTCTCCAAATATTGCAATAATCTGATTTAGATTTGCGCTGGTATCGTTAAAGAATCCTTTAGTGATTCTGTAACCAGCCACTCTGGCTCTACGCTCTAAACCTACTGCCGTTGAAATTGCTGCCATAGTTTTTTTTATTTTTAATTAATTGATTAATTCATATTTGTAACCTAATTCTGTATTCGATAATTTTACATTTGTAAGATTATTTGTCAATAAAACGCCTTCCTCAACTTTATAATTTTGATAAAATCTAACTTCATGATTAAGCCGTGCCATGCTAACAAAGCTTCCGTCTTGATTATTGTTTGGCTCATAAGGTTCGATATTTTGAACATTTGAAGACATTATAAAACCAGGAACAAAGCCCAAGGTAACATAAAAATTACTTTGCAAAATTGCCTTAATCTGAAAAGTGATTTTGTCCCTCAAATTCGTGCTTAGCAAGTCCCCTCTTTTTGTTGAGGTTTGTTTTGCTGTGGCCCATGTGTCGATAGTGAAAGTTCCCGTTTCTTGAGAACCATGTTGATTTATAGATTCTGGATTTAAACTTTCAAACCTTACATTAATGACTAAAATTTCGCTCTTATCAATTGGAACCATTCTATCAACAAAAACATTAATCGGAAAAGTATCTTCTTGTAATACTTTTTGATTTTCTAGTTCGGTCTTTAAAATAGCAGCAATTTGATGTTTTATTAACTCAGTTCCTGAAGGTTCAATAATAGTGTTAATCAGTGCCATAATCGCCTAAAATACAAGTTATCATTCCAATAGTTTCGTCTGGAAAGTTTTCAGTAATAACGTAATTCCTTAAATTACCAGTTGAATCTTTTACGTTAACTAAGTGATTTAACAAATTAACTTCATTATTATTATCCCTAGGGTTATAATTTTTGCTTAACAAATCAGCTTCATCTAAACAAATATGAGCGTTTTTACTATTAATTGGCAAACCATCAGTATCAAAATTTATATGATGTTTAGAAGCTAAACCATCTGTTTCGATAGTTAAGCCGCTAACTGGATGGATTAAAGTGATAGTTTCACTAAATCCGCCCTTCATAATTTTTTTAGCGTCCCTTCTGGCTTTTGCTAATAGTTTTCCGCTCATTATTTATTTCTTAGTTGATTTGGGTTTTTTATCATCCTTTGGCTCTTTTTTTACCTCTTCAACAAAACCTCCTTTAAGGCTTTCTGCGAGGTTTACAAATTTTGATTCATTAACAATTTCGCCCTTTACTGCAATTTTGTTATTTGCTAAAAGATGCTTAAAAGTTTTAATTTTATACTGTTTCATTTTTTATTTTATTAAGGCGGTTTTTACACCGCCATTAAATTATACTTATTACTGCGCTTTTACTCGAGTACCTGTGCTGTATAGATTCGATCTATTGTAATTGGCATTGCCAAAGGAGCAGATGTGATTTCAAGAGTTGAACTCATCGTTTTAGAATCTGAATAAGCTCGCAAAAGAAACTCAGCTTCCGTGATAGAGGGCATTGATGCGTTCTCGCCACCTATTTGACGATCTACCATGTTAGGTAATCCTCCAAAAACTGTTTTTGCCATAAAATCATCTGGTATAAATACCGCTTTATTTGCGTCTAAATAATACGCTGTAGTTCCGTCTGCCTTTGTGTACTTCTGGTTATAAGTCCAAAGATTAATATTGAAATCACCCGCAGCAACTTGACCATGGAAAGCAAATCCTGTTACGGCATTAAACTCTGGAGATTGAACATCCGCTCGGTTTATTCTTCTGTTATTTGCCTTTTCTTCAAATTTCGGATTTGTAAGCAAAGCGGCTAAACCTTCTCCGCGCATTACCATGTTAAGAGTCATTGAAGAACTTGCTCCAACGTCTCTTAAAAAAGTACCTGCGTTTTTTAGACTAGCTAAAGGGTCAGCAGAAGCATTGGTGAAGTATTGACTAGCTCCTAGGTCAACCATTGAAGCTGCCTTTCTCTTATAGTCAATTGAATCACCATTGATTAGCTCAACGATTCCAGTCTGCATTACATCCGCTTGCTGTTTTCTAATTGATCTTTCAATTTTAGATCGCATTTTACGAATATTTTTTAATGCATTTTGAGCTATAATTGCGTTAACATTTGAATTTTCCAATCCAACCCCTAAAGCAATAGTTGACATATACACTTCGTCGTTTTGAAAATCATATTCCTCACGAAAATATGGCGGTTGAAATTTCTTTTCAGTAACAATACTGAATTTGTTTTTATTCCCTTCCGTAAATCTTCTAACGTCAACAGCGATACTATCGTTGTCTCGTTGAACCTCTAAATCTACTTGCAAAGTCATTGCGGTTTCCCTAGGAAAGAATCCTGAAAATCCTGCTAAAACTGGTTTATCTTCAACAAAAGTTCCGACTACCTTACTGGCAATCGTTTTTGTGTGATTCTGAATTGTGATCGCCATTAGTTGTCTGTTTTAGTTTGTTCTTGGACTGCGAATATCACAAATCCTAAATCGTTTAATATATCTCTCAATGCCTTGTTTCCTACTGTTGTGTCAAGTGTAACATTAGTTGGTAGTTGTAATAAGCCTCCATCAATATCTCCGCGGATTGCGTAATCAATTGCCACGGTGGCATCGTTATCGGCTAGAATGGTTGTATCCATAAAAGTAATTCCCAAGACATCAGCTAAATTACTAGCTGTTGCTAATGTTAGTTGACCAGCAGTGTCAGTATCTCTGACAACTAATTGACCGACTGTAGCGGTTTGAGAAGCTTCTGGATCTGTCTTATTTGCTAGAACTCCTTTAGCGAATCTAGCACCGTATAGGAATAAATTGTTCCTTACAAAATCAACCGTTGACTGGTTGTTTGTTGCGTCTCTTTGTGTTGCTGTAATGCTCATAATTTATTTGAGTTTAAAGTTAAATGCTGAGTTTAGTTCCTTTTGTTCATCGGAAAGTCCAGCATCAAGAGTTGATTCTCCCGTTTGAAAATCCTTTGTTGATTCAGCTTGCATTTGCTCAACTGTTTTAATTTTGCTAGATTTAACTAGCAATTTTTCCCTTTGTGAGCTTGAAATTTCCAAACCGCTTTCGATTCCTTCCATTACCGCTTTAGAATCGGTTTCTGAATGAGCCAACCAGCTTTGGACTCTTTCAGATTCAGCAGTAACACCAGCTCCAAAAACTTCGCTAAAAAGTTCTGGATGCGTTTGTTTAAGTTCCTGTGTTGTCATTGTTTTTGAATTAAAATTGAGATTAGTAATGTTAGTATTTGTTATTATTTTTTGAAATAAATCTTCCATTGTTGATTTACCATCTAGGTAAATTCGAGAATCATCTTTTGCGAAAATTGCGTTTCCGTTAAGTTGCTCGTTTGTTAACTTTGGTCTGTTTGCTTGTAATGTCGAAATAAACCTTTCATTCATTGGATCTAAAAACTCATTAACTAATAAAGTATAGTTGTCATTGTTTAAAGCTTCTTCAAGTGGTTTATTTTTTAAAACTGATTTTGTGGCATAAAGTCTAATATATTTTACGCCATCTTTTTCACTATTTGCGGCTCTTCCTTCGGTTTGTAGCATTGTCCCGAGGCTTCCGACCATGGACATATCACTTTGATAGTAAATCCCATCAGCGGCGGACGCTATCCCATAAGCGGCACTGGCTAGTGTTCCTCCTTTCGAGATTAAAACATAAACGGGTTTTCCCATCGCCTTAACCTCGTTAATCGTGTCAACCATTATTTCAACGGCTGCGGTTGAGCCTCCTCCGGAATCCATGTCAAAAATAAATCCCTTAACACGGCTATCTTTTGCCATAGATAAAACGTTTTTTGAAACGTCTAACATTCCTAAAGTCGAAGCACCTCCGCCCATTAAAATAGGCCCGTTAATTTTAACAAGCCCAACTCCGTTAAATTCATCTTGATTTTCTAATTCATAAGTCCGCCTAATTAACCGATCTTCACTATTAAATACAATGTCAAAAGAATCGTTTTTAATATCTTTAAGAGTGTCGAATTTGATTCCATTCTTTACATCGCTTAAAACTGAAAGCATGGCTGGTAATGTAAAGGAATCAACGCAAAAAGGCGTTAATCCGTAAATCTCTTTAGCTAGTTGAAAATTCATATTACAATATTAATGATTTTTTTTTTATTATAAGTTTTTTTAATAGTTTTATTTTTTTTATTGCTAATCCTTCGTAATCTTTTTAAACTTTTCAACTCCACGGCTTCCAAAATAAGCAAGGTAAACAGTTACAAGTAATGTTTTTAGCAAATCCACCCAAACATCGTCTATATTAAAATTTATATTTAAGCTATCAAAAATAATAAATAATGTCATTGCTAAAGTTAAGAAGCCTAAACAAATTGGACGTATATTTTTACTCAAAAAAGAATCCGATTGCATGTCGTATTTCCAACGATTAGAAATATTAATCATATCTTCTTTGTCCATTTCTATCTGAGCCAATAGCATTTTTTTATCCGTTTCAGAAAGTTCATTTGAACCGCTTATTTTAGCTCCTAATTCGCTTAAAGCTTTTACGCCTGTTAAGCTACCTGCAATTTCTAAAAGCTCCGGAGCCACCTCTCTACCTTGCTCAACCAACCATCTAAGGGTGTCTCCAACCCTAGTGGTTCCATTTTTTTCTTTGTAGCTAGGTTTTGGATTTACCATGTTCTGTTTCTTGCTATATCAATGTGAATGAAATGTTGACTTTGGTAATGCTTATAGCCTCCTATCCATTTATTTTTTAGGAGATTTGATAGATAAGTCATTTTATCTTCGTCCTGTGTAGTGATATCTACCGCTCCCCATAAATGAACACTTTCTCCGCTTCTCTTTTTGCTTAACTCGTGTCTTTTGGTACGCTTACCGCAAGTGATAAAGAAAGCAAAACCACAATCAGCCCTATAAGGCTGTAAAGCCCATAATATAGATAAATTTTGTTGTTGTTCTGCCGTGCTTTGCTTTTCAAACTCCTCTAAAATTAATTCCCTATCCGATTTTGTGACTACCGAATGACTTCCATAATTAAGATATTCGCAAACCGAAAAATCTTTTGGCGTTAATAATTTTTTTTCTAATAAATCTAATCTTTGCTCAATTGTTTTCATAATTTATTTATTTAATTTTATTTTTAAAATTTTGTTTTCTTTTTCAATATTATTTAGCATTCTTTGAAGCCTTATATTTTCACTGTGTAATTTACCAATTTCTTTTTGAAGTAAGCGCATATCAGATCGCTGTTTTATGTTTTCTTCTTTTATTTCAGAAACTTCATTCCTCATGGCTGTAATAGATTCCTTTGCTTGTTCGGCTAACTGCATGTAAGCTTTGCCAATTTCAATATTGGCATTGGATTCTCTTTTTTTTTTGCCAGTAAAAAAAGCGAATAAAGTACCAATTGAACCGATTAAAGCCGTTATTATTATGCCTATATATTCTTTAAGAAAAAGTAAATTCATTATTTTGGGGTTTGTTAATTTTATATTTCTGTTTCTATGTAAATTCCTCCGTTTTTTTCTATAAAATTAATCATGTCTTCTTTTTCAGAAAAAGTAAATATCTCCATTTTAGTGTTTAATATAGAACCTTCTGATATTTCTCCATATTTAATTACACTATTATCTTCATACTTTGCTACCCAAAAAGGCTTACTATAATCTTTGTGTTCGTTTATACTCATAGTTTTTCTTTTTTTTTTATTTTTAAACTTGACCTCCATCTGTAATAGTCCAATTATATGTATTTACTAATATATCTCTTCCTGCTTGTCCTGAAGCGTTGTATTGAATTGTTCCTGCACTAAAAGAAACATTCTGTTGTAGTGTTAGTTGTGACCAGTTTTCATAAATTAAAGTTAAGTTTTCTGTAGATAGATTTGTATTAAAAAACATATTACTCATATCAGTAACGCTGCTAACATCCCAACTCCCTATGTCTTGATTAAATACTGATGCACTATAAAACATAGTACTCATATCAGTAACATTAGAAGTATTCCAACTCCCTATATCTTGGTTAAAGGATGTTGCATTAAAAAACATCAAACGCATATTAGTAACATTAGAAGTATTCCAACTCCCTATGTCTTGGTTAAAGGATGTTGCATCAAAAAACATCGAACGCATATTAGTAACATTAGAAGTATTCCAACTCCCTATATCTTGGTTAAAGGATGTTGCATTAAAAAACATCGAACTCATATCAGTAACATTAGACGTATCCCAACCACTAATATTTTCATCAAATACTAATGCATCTCTAAACATCGAACTCATATCAGTCACATTAGAAGTATTCCAACTCCCTATGTCTTGGTTGAATGCTGTTGCATCTCTAAACATAAAACGCATATCAGTAACATTAGAAGTATTCCAACTCCCTATATTTTGATTAAATGCTGTTGCATCTCTAAACATAAAACTCATATCAGTAATAGTTGATGTTTGCATAGCGGATAAATCTCCGTTATAAATTGCAGCATCAAAAAACATTGAACTCAAACTTGTTGCGTTAGATAAATCAGGAACATCTGTATGAGTTCCTATTAAATTTTCGCAGCCAGCAAAAGCACTCTCAAAACTAGACCATAAAACGCTTCCAAATTGCTTAATGTCTTTTGCTTTGCTTTTATCGCCATTATCATTAAACCTTATTCTATTGAATGGATTAACTTCTTTTGGCGTTACTTCTAGGATGTAAGTTCCCGCACCATTAGCAAAGGTTATTGTTTCCTCTCCACTTAAATCATTAAAGGTATCAACTATAACATTTGACTGTTTTGCTACTACATTATAATTACCTTCTGCCCCTGTGAATTGGAACTGATTATCGTTTGAAGTTCCAGCATTATCTGTTTTAACTTCAATTATAAAAGGTTTAAACGCAGATGATCCACCTCGAAAACCACCCATATCAAAACCAAAAGGAAATCCAAAACTCATAGTTCAGTAGCTTTTGCACAAAGAATGTTTCCAGTTAATGAAGTTATATTTATAAATGCGCCAGGAATATGGCCTCCTTTTAATAACGCTACGGTTATTGAAGCAGCACCGCCTACGCTGTAAGTGCCAACCGTAAATGTACTGTCTTCATTTGCGTAAATAGTTGAATATTTAACACCCGTTACATCTGCGGAATCCGTGTTATATTGGTCATAGCCAAACTGGCCCATGCTAGTTAAATTGTGTATTCCATCGTTTTTTAAATCGTCTTTTGCCATGGTGTTTATTTGTTTGTTAATTTTTTATAATTTATAATTTACCCCAATAAATCCAGATAACCTTATAACATTCCAATCAGTACGATGTATTAATTGAGTATTCAAAAGTAGTGAAATTTTATTATTTATATTTATTGAAATTTCTGTATCTGCTCCAAAGCTTTTTGAGCTTATGTTTTGCCTAACAATTAAGCCATAACCTATGCTTGCAGATGCTTCTATCAATTTTGAAAACTTATTCAATCTAAAACCTACATTTGCAGAATAACGATAATAATCTTCTTGTAATTTTGCAAATTCAAACTCAGGAGCCACAAACATATAAAATCCTTTTAATTGTTTTCCCTGCCATTCATTTTTAATTCTAATATTTAACGTAAATGCTTCATTACCTCTGTGTTGAAAAATCTACTAGACTATTTCAATATCACTACCTGTCAATCCGAAATTAGACTGAGCATCTTTAGCGTATTCTTGATCGAGAATTGTAGGGAAAACCTGTTGTATTCTCTTTGTAGCATAGAGATATATATTACCTACACTTATCCTACCTATCATGTGTTCAGTCTGAGCTACTAGAGCATTAGGCATTGTGAAGGAAATATCATTTATCTTTCTTTGTTTGCCTTGAGCATCTATAAAGCTCCATATACCTTTAACCGTTAATGTATGTTCAGTTAAGTACATATTTGTAAATGTAACTTTTACAAATTCTTCGTTAATTCTCGTATTAAATTTACTAGAAAATTTAACTTTCTCTTTGCTTACAAATACTGCGTTTATTTTTGACATATTTTTTTATTTTTAAAATTTATGATGGTGAAAATGTTTCATCACCGCTATCAACTCCATTCCCGACAACCCATGTATGACCGTAATTTTCTACAAGACAATAAACTTTTTCTAGCTCATTAGCTGGTGTTCCATTACTTACGTTTTTATTAAAACCAGTTGGTGCTTGGTAAGTTCCAGAAGGTCTGTTATTAGTGTTTATACCAATACTCATGCTAATACTCATATCCCTAAATTTATCTGAACCTCCTGTAGTTATATCTCCATAACCTCTGGTCACTATAAAATCAAATAGATTATTGACTATTGCATTAGTTTCTGCAACGGTGTCTATTGAAAATCTTTTATAAGTAATATTCTTTAAAAGTTCACAACTTGCTAATTCATTTCCAATAGCTAAGTTAACATTGTCAAATGTTCCATCTAAAATCAAAGATTCTAAATTCACAAGTCTATCAAAGTTTTCATAAGATGTTATTTGAGGAGTTTTTCTTTCTAAACTTAGTAAAGTAACACTTATAGGAATGTTAATTGGCAAAGTTGTAAATGGGTTATTCCCTCCAATAAATAAAGTAACAAGCCTATTCCTATTTATGAAATTTACT